TGCAGGGACGTTTTATGAACGTTTCCTGCTATTAACCCATAAGGCCACACACACACCAAACTCTAGGGTCTTGACCGTACCCATAAACGGATTGAGTCATCATGATCGCTGACTCAGCCTTCTTCACCGCAAGGGCGAAGTTGGAGTGGGAAGATGAGGTTCAGTTTTATCTGGAACTCGCCGGTGAAATGTCGGTTTACAACCGCAGTTTCAACCTCCCTTCCGACTTCACCTTTGCTAGGCGAAAGCGATATTGGGAAGAGCCTTACACCCCGGCCAAAGCAGTGCCGGCCAAGGTTGATAATGGTGAGAGAGAATCCAATAGGTTCTCGAAACTGCATTGCAGTTATGATACTATTGATTGGGAAGCCTTGGCAGAGGCCCCCTCTTACACACCAATGCCAAAAATGCCTTCTTTCCAGGAGTCAGATGACGACTACTTGCAAAGGATTTGGATAGAGGCCGTGTCCTCCCGCGAGGTAGTTTACCCCAAACTACCCAAAATCTTTGAAAGCAGGACCGTGGGCTTTTCCCCAAAACCGCTGCCCCCGAGCACCCAAGTCACCGTCGAACCACTGATGGTTGGTGGTGACAATAACTGCTGGGCCAGCCTTCTGGATCTTGCCCTTTACTGCTCATTCGAACCCAGGGAAGGCATGATGTCCATGTCCGAATTCAAGCTGATGTTAACTGAACTTCTGGAAGACGGCGATTACTGGTCCTCTACCGCTTTTGATTATGCTTTCACCTTCATCCAGCAATCCGACACCGTCTGGCATTTGACTTACGGTTCCGTCGGCCTCACGCTGGAGGAGTTACATGATCTCGTGCACTCTTTGCCTGACACTAAACTTGTTGGGAAAGCTCTGGACAAGAACGACGTCGAGGCCGTGGGCAACCAATTACCGGATCTAATCGACATATCTCTGGAACCTGTTGCCTTTGCAACCGCCAAAGATTTGCTACAGAAGGCCGTGAATTGGTACGTTAACCGCACCGTCAACCACGAACCGATCAACTGGACTCCTGGTATGCCCATTCCCCCAGGTTTTATCCCAAGCCCACCCCTGCCTATCCCAACAATACCGAATGATGGTCTTGAGCACATGCCTCAAATCATAAAGTTCAACATTGTCGAGTGGGTCAGACACGCTTTGGAATGGCTAAATCAATCTGGCAACGAGTACTTCTTGGACGCTTACAAGAGATTGGTGTCCTTTCTGGCCAGTTATGGGATCAACATCACGGTTGATGTGCAGTTCTGGGTATTGAGGTTCAAGGATTTCATCACCGAGCTGGTCGCGAGTTCCATCGCCACCGCCAGGGAAGTATTCCACAATTTCGGTTTTGCCAAACTCTTTGATGCTGCAATTGACTCTGTACAGTTCCTCACCGGATTCTTGACCGATTTGTTCCATGCCGCCTACAACATCCTTGATTACGGAATACTCGGTCTGAAAGTGTTCGCCTTCTTGATGCAGGACTTCACTGAATACCATGGCGCTGATGTCGTGTTCCGCAGGGCCATCGCCTCCGGCGCTCTGAACTTTTCGGATAGCACGATCGAGCGTCTGGGCACCGGCATTGGCTCCGGCATTAGAACTATGAGAACCAAGCTGAATCAGAGAGTCACCGACTTGAATCACCAAGGCCACGCCCTGTCCGGAACCAACGCCGTCGAGAACACAACGCTAACCATACTGTCCACGCAAGCCACGGCTTTGGCGAATAACATCGGAACACTGCCTGATCTCATATTGGCCGAAGACACTGACGAAGACACTGTCCGAGACTTTCAATTTCAGTTCCCGAACTACAACGTCACCGCGGGAATCAACAGTCACCCTCACGCTAACCTTGCCGCTATCCGCACTGCCTTCAGGAACACTGCTAACAATTTCTTGAGTGCACGAAATCGGCCAGTCCGTGCTGTCGGAGCTTCGGTAACTGAGATGCCTTCCATTAACCGCTGCTTAGTCAACGACTGGCCAACCCTGAGCGGTCGGGACGAGTATCGCAAGAAGGCTTTCAATACGCCTGCGAACGACGCCTTCCGACAGTTGACTCATTCCCACCGATTTGAGGACTGTGACTGCAAAGTTAGGGACGTAAACGGCGCAGTCACCGGCACCGTGGAGGGGTTCGACATCTGGGCATTCTTCTCAACGCACGACATGCACCCAAAGACCTTCATTGAGACCATGTCAAGGGCTGGATCTGACACCGCGGTTATCGCAATGCACTTGCCCTTCCCGTTGTTGGACAGACGTGTTACAAGTTACCGCGATTCCGCCACCAACATTCTCTATGAAGTAGAAAACGGCCGCCTCCACGTGTACCACTTAGGAGGTCAGTCAGCTGGTTACTCCCACGACTTCGAAACCGTTTACGCTTGGATGCATAATTTGCCCGTCTTCGAGAACGCCCATGTGCAACTGGAAGTACTTTCGCAATTGGGCACTGCTGTTCTGTTTGCCCTGACTATCGGAAAGGGCGTGCAAGAGACTGTGCCTTCAATTTGGAACTGCCAACGAGAGGAATTTTACATCTTACCGGAACTGCTGCACCGCGATTTGGCTGATTCAACCAAGAAACATTTCGCAGTCACGGCACGCAAGTTCGAACAGTTGACAGCCTTCGTAGCGATGCTGGACCCTGAGGAGCGCCAACCCAAGACGGTGATTTCCAAGTTGCGTGGCATGCTCGCCGAAATTCGCGTCGGGATAACGAAGGTTGAAGCCCGTTGGTCTGTCACTCTGCCTCAGTTGTACAGTCTGATTCAACATGCTGTCATAGCCCATGAGCTCTATGCCAACAGCACGACTGTGAGTGCCTCCAAGCTCCGCGGGTATTACAGCAGACAAGCCTGGCGATACGGAAACTTTGCGAAGCGTTGGATCCAAGGCAGGATTGACTTGGTGTGTTTTGATGCTGGAGGTGAGGCTGACCCATTGGCAAGAGGTGACACCTTCTTTTGGATGACAAGCAATCGATATAACCATAAGAACACTTACAACCCTTATCACAGGGCGGGTGAATATCGAAAGGTCAACACTACTATTCGGCGATCCAATGGCGTTGCACCCGTTCTGCCCGCGATAAAGACCACCAGCAGGTTCGGTCTAACGGTTGTTCAGTCCCCTTTCGTTATGTCACGATGGATCTACCGCCACCTGCCCAGTTTGCCCAGTCGCCGCGTCACGGAAACTTTCACCCCTTTTGTGGAGCACAGGTTGAGCAACCACTTCGTTTTCGACGATGACATTGAGGAAAACTCCGACGACGCCCAAACGGAACCCGCTGACGTGCCACTGCCAGACGATGGGAGCGAAGACGATTTCGACAGCCTTTACGATGTTTCAGAACGAGCAGTGAGCCCGCCGCCACAACCTGAACCAGCCTCGCAACCAAATCCTGACCCGAAGCACGGACGCGTCATGGAGCCCATGCAAAAGGCGAAGCCCGCACCAAGACCGGTCACACCACCCGCCGGTGGCCCAGACGTCGAGTACAGCTCTAGCGAGGAAACCGAGGAACCACCGCCCGACCCTGAACAACACCACTGGGGTGACACCTACGTGGATTCGGACGACGAGGTAGTTGATTCGGTGACCCCAGCCGACCCCTTGCCCCCCGTAGAAGGTGACGAGATCAGTATGGATCAATGGTTGGAGGAAGGTAGCAAGGAAAGAAACATATATGAGGTTCAAGATAACTATGTCTCCCCTTGCAACCCTAGGACAATGGATTTCACTGCTCCCATCCTCCCGATTTCGTTGCAACACCCGGCTGATGAACAATTTTCGAAAATGCTGTCCGCCAGGAGTGCGTGGGTTTGGCCCTCGGAACCAACTCAAGTCCCTTGCCCGAGCCACGGTGCCTGTGATTTGATTAAGGCCGCCAACGACGACAGAGCCACCCATGATTTCCCGACTACGTTCCTCCCAGAGTTGAAGCTCAGCACCAAACATATCAAGCTTCGACTCGGACAAAATGCTATCATTGAGGAAGACACGGAAGAGAAGTTGATGAAAAGCACAGCCTTAGCCAAGAAAGTCGAAAAGTTCACCGCTGCCCTTAAGGCCACCCCGGGCGCAGAAAGAGTCAAGGTTCTGACAATTGAAGGCCCCCCGATGTGTGCTAAATCCTCGCTGGTTCGCGACTACGTTGAGAAGTACACCAAGTCGACTCTTGTGTATGTCCCGTCCAACGACCTCGCAACGGACTGGAAGACTAAGGTTAAGAACGGGGCTTTGTACAACATCATGACCAGGCAAACCGTGCCACCTAGGGGCTCCTACCAGTTGGGGGTCATCGACGAGGTTTTCAATTTCGAGGCCGACGAGTTGTACTTTCACATGAGGCTAATGGCTAGACGCGGGGTCAAGTTGGTCATACTTCTCGGAGACAAGATGCAGAAACAATTGATGAATTTCGACGTTAATCACGTCTATCTAAATCACCGCATCAACATGCATACGTCCCTCGGAATGCCGCGTGATGCTCATTTTGCGTTGTGCACAAAGAACAATCTTGACATGAGTCTGTATACCACGACTGGCACCCGCGAGAAGTCAATTTTCTTGGTCACGAGCCCGGACAACCTACCAGCCGCCGACTTGAAATTCCAGATGCATCCTCACTCCAGCAATAGAGGACTGTCAACCATCGGGAAGATCCAAGGCTGCCGAGCAAAGGTTGCCATCTTTTATGCGGACGAGACCAACATGATGCGTGGTGCCTGGTTGAATACCAACCCGGCTCGTTACACGGTCGCCATGACTCGCCATTCTGAAGCCTTGATAATTTGTGCTGCACCGGCCACCTCCTTACAGTGGTTTCAACACACCCAGCCCTTGAACATCGTTGGAGCATCTCAGCGGCCGCAATTGGACAAGACCTTGTCCCCAAGAGTAATTGATGATTTGATCGCCCCAGTCCAGAACCCGAGACTGAGCAACGTTATCACGAAATTGCGGGCCAGCTTGGAATCACCCCTGGCTTTGGACGGTCACTATGTCACCCTTGAGGATCGTGAAGTCGCACCCGTCGAAAGCTTGGCAAAGGGTAAATCTCTGCGTGAGGATCTTCAGGCTTTGATACACGAGAATGTCAATTTTGCTTTGCCCGAGCCCGCCGAGTTGGACCTCATCACCGCCAAGCCCTTGAGGCCCTTGCGATTCAGAGACCCCGGCCCAAAAGCTGTCCGGAGCGACGTCAGGAACGACCTGCGCGATGCGTCGTTGTTGGCCGATATTCAAGTGAACTCGTCTGGTTTTGATAATCTGAAAAACTTGATTGACAGGCAAATTGCGACCACCAAGTCTTCCAGCTTTGGCACACCCGACATGATCGAGGGTCGGAAAATCGCAAATCGGTATCGCGAGTGTTTCTACAAGAGAGATGCACTGTTGCTCACAGTTGACAAGGATGTATCGTGGCTAATCGAGACGGAAACCAATGCCTTGAACATGATAGCTAATTCTGAGCCCCTCGGTGACACCGCCAGAACGTTGCAGGTCAATGCCGAGTACAAGACTCAGACGAAGGCCAAGGCCGTACCTTCTTTCGCCGCCACTGCACCCTACGGGCAATCAATCCTTGCGAACACAAAACAGTTCAACGCCAAGTTTGCCAATGTCCAACCGCTCCTTTACAGCAACATGAAGAAGATGTTGAGGGACGGCGTCATCCTGGATTACGGCATGTCAGATGATGATCTTTCGCGCGAGCTTGTAAAGTTGGGCCAGGCCCAGGACATGAACGGCCCAAACAACATTCAGGCAGATGTGAGCAAGCAAGATTCCTCACATACGGCCGCCTTGGCCTACGCGTTCTTTCTTCTAGCGAGGGACACTGGCGCAGACCAGGAGATCATGGAATTTTATCTGGCCTACATCCGACGTTACCAATTTTTGTCAAGAGGTGTTGACGCTTGCCGGTCTTCCGTTAGCTTCAACCTAGGATCCGGCGACCCGTTTACTCTGCTTCGGAACGACATAATGGAGTTGTGCGTTATCGCTTGCCGCTACCACCACGCCAAGTCAATGGTGATTGTAGAGAAGGGCGATGACGTTCATGGCGTTATCAAGAGTTTGGCCCCGCATCCTTATGCCGCTTTGAGTTCCATTGCCAAGGTCAAGCTCACTGTCGATTTTGGAACCGTTGGGTACCACGCAGGACGTTTTCACACTGGCAAAAGGTACGTCGTTGACCCTGTGCGTGCGTTCTATAAGCACTTCACCAGATTGGCTGATTCCAACGTGACCAACGCCGTCCTGTACTCCAGCTACGTTTCCAGGGCCACCGACTACTCTGACGAGGAGGTTGAGTTTCTGATCCCAGCTTGTCAACGCCATTACCCGTATTTGTCGTCCACTTCTGTGTGCACCATGATTTCAACTATGATAGATCTTCGCAGTAGGTCCGTTTTTGAAACTTACAGCAAGATTCCAGTGAAGCCTTTCAGCATAACTGTTGACACTCAGAGTGGCTGCATCGTCAATTGCGTGCGTGCAATCCGACCCGGTAGGCAACCAAGCTTTTATCGGCAGTTTAAAGGGCAGAGACCGGATTACTTGAAGGCGTTGTTGGACCAGAATCACATTCCCTGGGTTGACTTCAAGCCCATGATGGAGGAGCCGCTCGGAGTCATATTGTTGGAACAGAACCACGCCAGGGTTCGCGTGTCACTCTCCGGTGAGCACCCCGTGGGAACCTTTAAAATTCAGGACAGCAAAGCATTTCAAGTCAAGTCAAATGCAGATTGAATTTCATTCCTACACTCTCACGATCACCTTGACACGTAACCAGCCGCCATGTCTGTCACTCTTTCTTTGTCCGTTCAAACTGCAGCCCTTTGCGCAAATGCTGCTGGTATTGTTTATGATTTCCGCGCTCATGAATCTGTTGTTTCTGCTCTTGCTAATTTCACGTCAGTCGTTCTCACCGAAGTCTCCGTCACCGCCTGGCAAACTTACACCCCAGACCCGAACGCCAAAGCCAAGTACCTCCCCTGGGTTTTCCGCCTCGGAATCGCTCCCCGCGGGATGGTCGTCACTTCAGTTGCAGAAATTCCCCATCTCTTAACTTTCACTTCTCAACCTAACAGCATTGCCTCCTATTCCGGGACGCTCCCTTTACCAGTTGGCATCCAGTACGACCTTCGCTCCGCTGAGGTTGTATCCAATTGGCCACAGTTCTACATCGGCCACAACAATCCTGCCGATGCTGATACTGGGACCATCGCCAGAGCTCAGCTAACGTTTTCCGTCGTTTGCTCAGGCACTGGTTACGGTATGCCCGTCGCCTAGGGATTCGCCAGTGCGCCACCCGTTACACCGGTCAGGCGATCTTCAGTCACATCTTCCGAGACTTCCGTCCACTCTTTCGAGGAGTCTCCCCCACAAACAGCTCCAGTCAAGACTGATGACCCTTTTTGGGGTCAGAACCTTGAGCTACTTGATCAACTCCAGACTGCCATGACTTCGAACTTGGGCAGTACTTGGGCTGATGCTCCAACCATATCCTCTGATGCTTCAGGATATGGCGTGGGTTCGTACAATCTGAAGACCAACACCTTGGTTGCGCACGACGGCAAGGATTGGCAGGTGTTGGGTTCTTATCCCACCGGTACTTTCATTGAATTATTTCCAAATCTT